CCACGCCGGGCGCATTCTGGTTCTTGCCCTTCTCCAAACGCTCTTCGAGTTTCTTCTCGGCGTCGCCCCAGACCTTGCTCTCTCCAGATAACCCACCGAACGTATCTCCAAGCACCTTGAGCGGGTTCGGCAAGGACATGCCATGCGGCCCGACGACGGCTCCGAATTCGCCCTTCTTCAGCCTGACGATAACCGCCTCGACCTTTTCAAGCGTAGTGACGAGATCGTTGAGCTTCTCGCTGACGTAGATGATCGCCGTCGGCACGCCCATCGTCGCCAGCAATTTTCCGAACTCTTCGGCAAGCAGGCTGACCGATGTCGTCAGTGCATCAATGGATTCCTGCGCGCCACGCATCGCCTTCCTGCCGTCCGCGACACCCTGCTCCCCTCTCGCAAGCTCCTTGAAGTGCTTGATCTGTTCGCCAAGCTGGCCGTTGTCCTTCTCCATCAACGCCTGCAGATACTCGCGCTCCTTGATCTCCATCTTTCGAAAGGCGGCTTCCCTCTGCCACAAAGGCATGGCCTTGAGCTTGTTGACAGCGAAGGCAACAACGTCGCCGTTCACCTTCCTGACGCCGTCGAGTTGCTCGCGCCACTGTTCAGGGGTCATGCCGAACGCATCGCCCATGTTCTCCAGACGAGCGAGCGATTGCGTCAGCAGCGTTGCGCCCCTGCGGGTCCCTCCCATCCTGTCGGTGGTGATGCCAAGCTGGACACCCATCCGCGCCAGACCATCGAGGCTCTTGTATCCAGATGACCTGAGCCTGTCGCCAAGCTGTCCGCTGTTGTTCGCCAAGTCCTGAATGTCGACATTGGTCTCGCGAACAATGCCAAGGATCATCTCCATCGCTTCGTTGAACTGGTTGGCAGGAATATCGAGGCTGCGCATGAAGTCGGTAGTGACCTTCGCCAATTGAGTTGGGCTGATATTGCCCATCACGCCCTTGGCTGCCACGTTCAGTCGCGTAACCTTGTTGAGCGCATCGTCCATCCCGATGCTCAACCCGGTGCGCAGCTTGTTGGCTGCGTCCAGCGTTTCCTTCGGAAGTGTGTGCGTGACGGCAGAGATTTCCTTGATCTCCTTGCTCCACCGAGCCGTCGCCTCGGCGTTGCCCTTGGTCGCGTTCTCCAGCTGGATCATCGTTCGCTCGGTTTCGGCGAACGAGGTGAACGAACGACGCGCAGCTTCTGCGGCGGCTGCGACACTTACATAGCGAGCAGCCATTGCCGCCAGTTCGCCGCCGAGCTTCTTTACCGCGCCAACCTGCTTATCGAGTGCATCGGTGCCTGCAGCAGTCCCTTCATTCTGGGCTCTCCAGCGTTTCTCCATTATGGCTTGAGTGTCTTCGTTCGCCTTGACGATCAACTGCAGCCGCTTCAGGTAGCCTTCCTGACCAGCCTTCATGTCGTTGGCTGCAACGCGCGCCGCCCTCATCGCGCTGGCGTTGACCTTGCCGCTCTTCTCAAGAGACTCGATCAGCTTGTCCGTTTCGGTGCGCAGATCGACCGTGCTCTTAATCGCCGACTTAAACGCCGCAGAGGTCTTGTCTTCGCCTGTCAGCGTGATCTTGGAGGTTTGGTCAACCATGTCGTGGGACCTTTATGGCTCTTCGCTCAGATCGAAACCGGGTTGCTCATATTGAGGCGGGAGAGGATCGCCCGGCCCGATCAATGGCTCACCGCCGCTGCCGTTGGTGACGCGCGGCGTTTCCTCATAGGCCTCGGCCTTCAGCGGGACGCGACCTTCGGCGATGTCGGCGCGTATCTCAGGCGTCAGCATGGTCATGAAAGTCTCCATCACCCGGTCCGCATCCGGATAGCGAAGCTCGTGGATGATCGCTTGATCGACACCAGCAAGCTCGACCAGTAGCTCGACCATGCTTCTCCACGCGCCCTCGGTCCAGCGCAGCGCGTGGCCGAGCCGGAGCGGCGCGAGGGTGATGCTCTCGATCTTCTTGCCGTTGTGCTCGAATGGAATGAAGAGATGGATGGTGCGTCCGCCGGTCTTGTCGAAGCTGATCATTTGTGGACCCAGATGGTGATTACAGGTTCCCCCTTATCGACCCTTTGATCCACGAACTCAACGTCGGCAGAGGGACCGGCACCATCGGTGTCGGCCACGACCACGCGTTTGCTGCCATCCATCTTGGAGAGCACTTCGATCAACTCGGTGACGGTCACGAGCCGATCATCTCACTGGGATTGTAGGGCTGCCCACCGCCGTTATCGACGGCTGACCCGGTCGTGTCCACCGCGTTGCCGGGGATGCGCAACAGCCTGATCATCTCCTTGTTGAGGTCCTTGCCGCCGATGCGCCGCACGGAGCGGAAGAAATCCCACAGATAGATTTCATCCAGCTGGCCGTTCGCGTTGAGCGACATCTTCAGCGAGTAGTGGGTGATGCCCTTGATCGCGTACTCGTGCGACATCAGGTTACCCTTGGAGAACGCTGTCGGGTTGACGCGCCCGAGCCTGCCCTCCATCACCGCAACGGCCTGCAGTGCCTTTGCGGTCCGCCTGTTTCTGATCAGGCCGTAGGCTGTGAACTTCTGCTTGAACGGGTCTTCCTGACCGATGTACGCCATCAGCTTCGGGTCCCAACCAGCAAGATTGAACGTCGCTTCGAGCTTGTTCATGTGAGTGGGAATTTCGATGGCGATGGGTGCGCCGCCCGGCGCGTGGTCGACATAGTTCTCTTCGAGGCCGGGCAGCTTCAATTCCTGCAACACAAGATGCGTCGAGATGCCGGGCGACGACTTGTTGGTGCTACCAGTGCCAGCGTCGCCGCAAATCAGGTTCGCGCTTTCCATCGTGTAGATGGTTGCTTCAGCCATAGCTGTATCCTCTCTTTCGAAGTGAAGTGGGTGAGCGGGTGGACGCTTACAGTCGCCCCGACAGTTTGACGCTCGTCAGTTCGAGCGACCCGCCCGGTGGAAGGTTTACGCAGCCAGATTAAGCTGCGATGCGAGATCGGACACCATCGCATCGATGGCTTCGCGGTAGCGAGAGCTTTCGATGGTCAGGTGCTTGAGGACCGGCGGCTCTTCCGCTTGGAAGCCGACGGTGAGGTGGCCGAGCCTGATCTCTTCAGGCGAGTTGCCATCGGTGCGGAAATTCACCTGATAGCCGAGGATGTGCTGATCGGCATGCAGGTCACGAAGGAAGAACTCCATCGTGTTGAGGATGGCCTGCACGGTGTGGCCGATGATGTTGTATCGACCGAGGAAGTAGCGCAGCGTCTTCAGCATGCCGAGATGAATGAAGTCGCGGCCACGCATGACGTTGTACATCTGCCAGAGAGGGTCTTCGCCGACGTTGTCGGTGGAGATCAGCACGAAGCCGCCGGACGCAATGGCGAAGTCGTCACCGACCTGACCACGAACCAGACAGCCGATATTGGCAGCGAACAATTCCTGCGCCCGTTCGCCGAGTCGGTCAGGTTGAAACCGATCTCGCGGTTCGGCGAGATGATCCCCTGCACCGCTTGGTTCGCCGCCGAGTGGAACGGCGCACCGGTCTCGTGGTCGCGTCGCACCATGATGCCAGCCATGCGCGGTGCGAGCGGACGGATCACGATGTACGATGTCACCGGGTCCATCACGCGGCAGCCGCCGGACAGTGCGATCAGGCGATGGCTCTGCATCGTCTCCCGCCAATCGATGTCGTTCTGGAACGACGAGCCAGCCGACTCCACGATCATGTGGCCAAGCAGCTGGTTGCAGATCGATGTCGCGCTGGCGACGACAGGGTTGGCACCGGCCACGATGGTCGCGGTGTACGCAGCGACAGTGCCGACGGGGACCCACGTCAAATCGAATGACGCACCAGTGCCGGAGCCGCTGGTCTGGGTCACCTCCTGCGGTGTCGTCGGCGGCTCGACGGTGCCAACGAGGAAGCCCTTGTTGGACACCGTTGCGGTCAGCACTTCGCCGCCAGCACCGACGGTTGCGACAAGCAGGATGATCTCGTTCGGAAGGACCAGCTGCTCGCCGACAATGTAACCAATGCCGCCAGCGTCCACCGCTGCCGCCGAAACCTCGTTGCCAGCCGGAGGGACCTCGATGGTTGGCGGCGTGTCGTACCAAGCACCGGGCATCTCAAGCTCGATGGCACCAAGCTGACCGTTGCTCAGACCGAACGCGTGGCCGGTCGCCTGCACAGCTTCAGGCCCGCCACCGTCGAACGTCACCGGATACAGATGATCGGTGACATAGTTCGAACCCGGCGCGGTTCGCTCGATGGCACCGACACCGTTGGCCATCTGCGAGGTGTAGCCCGGAGCGGTGAGGATGCGCGGCGTGAAGCCGAGCTTCTGTGCGCTCCTGAGAAACGCCCACATGCCGGTGCCGGTCAGGCTGTCGCCAGCGATCTTCGAGATCGTTTGCTGCAGCTTGATCGCCGGATCGGGATCGGTGCCTTCCGGCGTGCGAACGACGACGATGCGCGCGGCGAACTGCGTCTCGCCCAACTGATCGTTGATGCCGCGAACAGCGTCCGCCAGATATCCCATCTCACCGAGCTTGCGGGTCTTGGTGATGTCGTTCGAATTGAGAAACACCGGGGTGTCGAACGGGAAGAGCGACGCGTCTGCGAGCGGCGCAGGACCGACGAGACCGATGGTCGAAAGATCAGCGGCCAATACCGGACGCGCGCCTTCATCAACCTTACGAATGCTAATGCCGAATACCGGGTCTGCCATTGTGTCTTCTCCTGTTGAAGGTCGAGGTGGTTGTTTCAGATCACATGAGCGGGCGTCATGATCTCCAGTTGCTTGATCGTCAGCGCGTGAAGTCTAACCGACAGGATCATGATCGGCTCGGCACTCGCTGACTGCGCCGAAAAGATTCTAATTTCCCTGACGTAGTCGCCGATGGTCTGGTCCTGCACGATTGGCGTCACCATCACAGAGCCAACCGGGTTGCACTCCATCGCCGTCGCGAGCATCTGCAGTGGCGACGCCTGCGGGATCGCGTGCGCTGGCGGCACGGGTGTCGTCTGTCGTCCTTCGAAGAATGCTACGTCGGCCATGTGCTCTCCTGTGTCAGTAGAATGTCAGTGTGCCGCTGCCGTAAAAATAGTGATAGGTGTACCCACCGCTCTCAAAGATTGCGTTGCCGCCTGTTGCGCTCGGTGGGCCGGTGTAGCGAATGCAAACAAAGCCGGAGCCGCCATTGCCGCCGGACGAATAGCCAGAGCCATTACCACCGCCGCCACCGCCAGTGTTGGCTGCAGCGTGACCAGCTGTGCCACCGCCA